AAAGAAACAGAGGAAAAGGAACGCAAACTAAAAGAAGAACAAGAACAAAAAGAAACAGAGGAAAAGGAACGCAAACTAAAAGAAGAACAAGAACAAAAAGAAACAGAGGAAAAGGAACGCAAATTGAAAGAAGAATTGCTACAAAAGAATGTTTCGAAAATCATTCCGGAATTCGTATTTATTGTTCCATATAGAGATAGACGACAGCAGCGAAATTTTTTTGTAAATCAAATGAAAGTTGTATTAGAAGATATCTCACCAGAAAAATACAAAATCTTTTATATACATCAGACGGACAATAGAGGATTCAATAGAGGTGCTATGAAGAACATCGGTTATTTAATATTGAAGGAACTTTATCCAAATAATTATAAAAAAATAACCATGATATTTAATGATGTAGATACAATGCCATACAAAAAAAATTTCTTGAATTACAAAACAAGTCAGGGTACTGTGAAACATTATTATGGGTTTAACTATGCTCTAGGAGGCATTGTATCAATCACAGGAGAAGATTTTGAAAAAACAAAAGGATATCCCAATTTTTGGGCTTGGGGTTATGAAGACAATACATTACAAAAACGTGTATTAACAAATGGCATTACTATAGACAGAAGCAATTTCTATCCAATTGGTGATAAAAATATGATTCAAATTAAAGATGACATTATAAAGTCGGTTAACCGAGTAGAGTTTGATGCGTTTGTCAAAGATAACCAAACCTCCGGATACCATACAATAAGTAATCTAAAATATTCTATAGACTATGACAGTGGATTTGTAAATGTAACTAATTTTGACACAGAAAACCCATATGACGAAAAATACAATACGAATTATGATATAACTAGTGGAAAAAAACCATTCTCTTCTAAAAGGAGAGGAAAACGCATGGGAATTTAATTGAAAGATTATGAATTATAATAATATTTCAATTACATATAACATAGTAATTTTATAGCCAACCCTATCTCCGTATTTGTTTCCCAAATACCAGAAATTTTTATGATTAACTTCAAATCACCGGCATTTTTATTTATCGAACATTTGTTTTCTTTGTAAAGTTTCATGCTACCAGAGTAAAGTTGTTTAGATAACACATTAGCTATTTTTTTGGTGGATTTATTATTTTTTCTATAGTAATCTAGAATGTGGTATTCTAATTTAGTTAACTCTTGATTTAAGTAGGCATTTGACTTGTGATACGGGTTAAAATGTATGAATGTATTATTGTTTGATTCGTTCAACGAGAAATTCGACAATGGAAGACAAATGTATAATCCATTCATGGAAAACATATTATTAGAATAAATCACTTTTGTAAATGAGCCATCAACTATAATATTTTTCTTTTTTTCAGTAAAAAACAGGTTGAAAATCGATATTTGATTAACATTTGCTACTATATTCATACTCTAATGTGATTATGAATATAACTTTAATTTATTTTCAAAACTTATTACTTAGGCACTATCTTCTTCTGGCATCATTTCTTCTTCTGGCATCATTTCTTCTTCCTCTTCCGGCATATTTTCAGATAAAATGCGCTTGCGAATTTCGTTAATTTCATCTTGTCTTTCGCTAATTTCAATTTCAAGACGCATGATTTTTTCTTGGTCTGTTTCTTGTTTTTCTTCGTCCTCATCCATATTCTCAGCACCTTCCATTACATTTCGAGCAAAATGGTTTACAATGGTAAGTCCGAAGAATGCGAATAAAATAACAAGCACAACAGTAGTAATTTTGACAGTATTTTTCATAATATAATATATATTATATATATAATATTCTATGACAGAAGTATTTAATACCATTGACAATACAGGAATTATTTCGTGGAAAGGACAAACTATCAAACAAATAAGCAGTTTTATTAAAAAAAATGAACCGTCAATTGGCAACGTGTCTGTTAAAAGAAATTTATTTTTGCCACAACCAATTAAATCGTATCGTCGTGAATTGGCAACTTCGAATAATTTGAATAGTTGTAATGCCAGAACATCTTCATCCATTGATGTTCTAAATATGCCAGGAGGCACTCTGAGTAATTCAGGAAGTTCTACTGATTCCCAAACAGGTTTAGTAAATACATACAACCTAAGCCAGGTAAATAGCAAATATGAAGTGCCTGGATCATGTGCGCCAGATACCTGTGTTATTGGAACACCACAGTCAAATGCTCGCGCACGTTTGAGAAGTAGTGGAATGATAAAAAAGAACTACGACCCAGCCAATAACAAATCGAAATATTATGCCAACTCAAAACAATATCTAAATAGCCGTAGTAAGACTTTCGAACAAAATCAATATATATTCATTCGTGAAGGCGATTCTACCGCTCAGCCTGGATCAACACAAGCTGCTGGGAACTTATATTCACCTGCTGGTGAATCACATTGCCCTAAACATAAGTTCGATACAGATGTATCATTTGGATATAAGTGGTTTGATGAAGTTGATAGCAGCAATAATGCTATAGAATATACCGTAAATATACCAGCTGGTTATTATAATATTGAAGAGATTAATAACATTTTAAAGAATACTATGACTACTAATTATCACTATTATGAAAATATCAATAGCAAAGCAAAGTTCTTTCTTTTGGAAATTAAATTAAATAATGCCACAAATAATGTAGAATTGGAGTATGTTGTTTTACGAGCCCAATATATACTTGATTCAAATTTACAGACGCCCATTAGACAGACCATTCAGGGAGATCTTCCAGTAGATTGGACTACCCCATCTATTTTAGATTCTGCTCGATTTGTTATTCACAATAATGATTTCAAGACGGCCATTGGATTCTCTAATAGTTCTGACTATCCATCGGTTGACCCAACAAATGACCCAAATATTATCGTAGAAACCAGAAAGATTGTATCAAATGTGACACCACTATTCAAGCCACTTTTTACTAGTACATTTTATAAACCAAGCAATTCTCAATTTGCGACCCAAGGGGCGGTATCTTCAAGTTCACTTATTTCAAGAATGAGATATAATACGATAACCGATTCAGCAAGCACATACAAAAACGCATATGGTCTTCATGTAGCGAATGCGTTGGCATATGGTGTTCCTGCGAATGGTTATACAGTGAAGGACAAGATTGGTTATCACTCATCACAGACACCTGGTGTTGATTCTATGGGAAATCCAATCAAATGTACTAACATACATATGCGTGGTGGATAAAATTGATAATAATATATAATATTTATATTATTATAAAAAATGAGCAATTATACATATGAATCAGCGTCTTACAACAATCTCGACGCACTCGTTGATGATTTTGATAAAAAATATGAATATAAAAAATTATTAGAAGAGAAACGGGAATCCTTTAATAATATTCCCAATTATAATTATTACAACCATACGATTGTTACTTATTCGGATTCATTAATACATATATTGAAAAACGCACTATATAAAATAAGCAACCTAATAAAATTATCATTAGTAAAACATAATTCGCACTATAAACGTTTAATGAAGGTAAACCGTGAAATACGTTGTGGTTTCAACATGCATAAGTTCCGGTCCAAGGCCAAATACAATAGTATATCACTAACAAATGTATTTGATAATGTCAAAATAAACATATTTCAGTTCTTGGCAGAGGAAGACTCTGTATCATTCAACATAGCTCGTGTATCTTGTCCCGAGAGGACCCGAGAAATCCTTTCGAAAATGCCCGCAAAAATAATACCTAATTCAACGTATTTTAATTATTTCCAACACTGTCACATGAGTGATGGTGAGCGCATATTAAAGCTGGCTTCCCCTCGTAAATCATGGAATAAGAAAAGGATCACAGATGCTCTAGTAGAAAATGAAAAAAAAATATTCTATAACTTCAATAGATTGCCAATAGAATATATGGCCGACATGAAAAGCGATGAGGAGGAGAATGCATATATAAACACACATTTGTTTAAGACCGATAGATCAATGATAAATACTAATTATGCCAAAAAACACTTCAAGTTTCATAAGGCTATTGAATTATGGCAAATAGTGAAACTTTCCAAGAAAAAAATGAAAACCACCAAGAATCCAAAGAACAAACTCAATCAGTGATGGAGTTATAGGCTACGTTATTGCGAGTACACCAATAAATGCACTTTTGAATATTATTTTTTATTATATTGTCTATTTTCTCTTGCTTATGCTTGTTGTCAATCAACGACAATGTATAGTGAATATTTTCTATCTGTTGTTGACCTAATATTGAGTTAATCTCTTCTATTTTGCATAAAAAAAAGGATGGGATCTGCATGTTAAAGAAGCGATGAATGTAGTAAATATTGTCTGTCTTTTTACTATTTACCATTTTTTCGAAGGCACGATGTATATATGGATAAAACTTGTCACTGTTATCAAATAAGAACCCTTTGCATACTATATATTTTTCAGAATTCGCATATCGACTTGTATATGGTTTCGATATATACACTTTTTCATAAAAAGACGACAAGATGTAAAGCAAATCGACTGTATGTTGTGTAAAACTATCAAATATCTTGAGTATAAACCGACCGTTCTTCTTTTGAAGGCAAAGTGCGTACGCTATTTGTGCGAATAATAACGAGGCAATATTAATTTCTTGATTATTAAAATCTTCCGAAAAATCAAACCCACCGTCCCCTGTAATTAAATCCATAGACGATCCATATTTATCTTTACAATAAACAAAATTATCAATAGAAAGAATGTTCCCGGTTTTATCACTCCCATATTCGATTAGCACATTTTTATGTTGATTTAAAAAATGTTTCGTTTTTTTCCATCCAGGTACATTTTGACTATTGTTTTCATCTATAATAGTTATTCCAGTATATGTATCATACGGACATTTACGGACCTTGCATAATGCTTCAATAAACCCACCCGGACCTTCCGCCAAGTGAAAAGATTTTATTGGCTTAGAATCCATTTCTAAATGGAATGTATTCAATATTTCTATCATCTTGAAATAAGACCTAGACAGCGGACTGTAACTGGCAATACATTTTTTCTTATATGGTAAATGACTATGAATATACTCATAAGGGTTCGTATATTTTTTAAATATATCCCAGTCTTTCTCGAGAGTCTCTATTTTCTTTTTTATTTCGTATAGGAATTCAGATAATGAATGCGAAATAATTGTATTAGGCAATGTAGTTTCTTCAATACAATCGACGTATTTGAATGAATATATATTCGTCCTAGGAACCTGATAATAGGACATGAAAAATATTATTTCTAATTAGCTAATTAATATCTTTCTATAGGTTTAAATCATTTTTAGTTGATTATAACTTTCTTTTTTGTTTTACGAATAGTTTTTTTCTTCTCTGATTGAGGTTCGAGTGAGTTTTTAGATATAGTAGGCTCATCCGTCTTATCTTGAGTTAATTCGATTTCAACTTCTTGAATACGTTCAGCCAATTCTGTTTCTTTTTGAGTAATCAGTTCATTGAATTTATTCATATCAACATTCCTCATTTTCTTGAATACAAAGTAACGGTTCATGAAAGAAATCTTCTTTTCCTCAGATGACATATACAACGCCTGTTTGTAATCCGCCTTTTTAAACGCAAACTGTTTAATCTCTTCTTCCATTTGTGCGAACAGTTCTGTAAATAATCCTGAACCGTCTGGCAATCCTAGGTTCTTTGCTTCCTCTTTTTCTAATAAGACAAAACCATAATTTTCCATCATTCTTACGAAATAATTGAAATTTACCAAGTATTCTTTGAATGTCTTATTAATGCTTTCTTGAAATACACCAATCGGATATCCGAGACTAGATTCTTCATCTGGAAAACCGGTTTCATCATACATTTTTGTAATTTCATATATTTTTTTATCACCTTTCATTATTGCCATACTTTCATCCTTCTTTTTATCGGATAATTTATTGAAAACTGTTTTGCCATCATAACATGTTCCAACAAAATGCCCGTTTATTTTCGTACATTCGGAAATATTACGCAAGAATTCATTGAATGTATTCTTATTTTCGAAGAAATAGTGCGTTGCGAATTGACATGAACTAATATTAAAACCACTCTCACCTACACCATATTGTTTATATACTCCTTTCCCAAGCACATCAACGTCTTTGGGTCCATTACCAAATACAGCCTTATTTATCAGCTTATTTTTGTCATCACTAAAAGCATTACCTTTTCTAATATTTAAACTACTATTTCCTGTTACAAAGAGAGCTTTAGGCATCCTATCGTACTTTTTTGAAGCTTTTAAATAACGGGCACACGCACCATCTATTTGATTATTGATATTGTCTTTAGAAACGTCAATGCCATATACAAACGATAATTTGGCTTTAGTCCATTTGGATAAATCACCCGCCTTTCCTACAGCATAATCTATCAATGTATGGCCTCTTTCTGACACACCCAATATTAAGTTTTTCTTTACATATAAATTATGGAAATCACGTAATCCTTGTGTGCTGGTCTCTTGTCCGTTTTTATTATAATATACCTCATTGTCTTCTATAAATTCTGGTATGTTCTTTCCAGAAGAAATCATCTCTTCGGTTATAGGATTATGGATAGAATGCCAATTGCTGTTTGCAACATGATACGCATTTCCATAGTTTCTTTGACCCGATTTTAAATCCGCAGTTTTATCGTGACGAACTCTAAGAGGAACCCATTTCCATCCGTCTTTATTCGAGAGTTCGTACTTAAATTCGATAATCGTATTTTCTTCAAAATATTCACCCTCCTCGGTCATCATCACTAAATTGCTTCCTTGCTCTTTCAATACAACATTACAAAACTGTGCTTTGTCATCATATGGATTTGTTGGTTGAAATGGCACAGGTTTATATCCTTCTTCTTGGTCTACATTATTGCCACTTGGTAAGTTATCATCTATGATATTTTGACAAGGATTTATAAAACCGTGTTTCTTTTCATCAAATCCACAACGCAATATGAGCGTCTTATATTGAGTTAAACTAGGCATGCCGTTTAGATTTGTACCATCCTGATATATATTGTGTATATCGTCTCTACCAGAAGAGTCTTTTTTAACAGATACTAAGAAATCGATCGTATTGAACTCAGGTGGTTTCCATTTGAATGAATGTGTCCAGGTTGTCTTATACAAAGGACCTGCTTCTCCACCTTCTTCGCTTCCTGCTACAGGCAGCAAGGCAGGAGTGAATATTAATCCATCAGTATTATATTCAAATGTTCCGTCATTCATTTTTGATAGCAATTCCGAACACGCGGCAAATATAGACTCTTTCGCAAAGAAGTTCTTCACTTGTATACGAAATCCGGCATTTTTTTCTTGCTTTTTTGGTTTTACCTCATTGTCAACGGTCTTGTCTAATATAGAATAAACAGTCATCCTATCAATGAAATCCCTCATAATATGTAACCGAGAGTTGTTATCTTTTTTGGCAGCCTCTTTTGAGTTATCATCTTCCTCTTCCAAAACATTCTCTTTATAAAAAGGGTAATCGCGCACTGATTTCCCATTAACATAATATACATCAAATACGGCAAATAAATTTATATAATTGTTATTTTTATCATATTTTATATGTTCGCCATCTAATAATGAATTATAGTGACTTTTATCGAGAGTATGCGTTCCTGTAAATATGACATTCATATTCATGTCTATCATATAAATCTTGCCTTCGTCGTTAATATACAATAGTCTCCTTTCACCATCGGCTTTGTCAGTAACAGTATAATTTTTTAATATATTTATCATTTTTTCGTCATCGTCTTTATTTTCCATTATATTATCCATTTGAAGAGTGTAAGAACTTGGTCCAATAAAATCTTTGTTAAATATTCGGCGATTCGAATACTCTTCTCCATGGATCATTTTCATGTAGCTTTGAAGTGTATTGTCTACTTCTGAATAGGGAACCGGAAAACGCGTTCCCTGTAATCCTGACAACACAATTCTTATACTCTTTCGCAAATCATTCATTAAATCTTTTACATTTGAGAATTTCGTTCCAGTTCCTACCTTTGAATTATCTATTTCTAGCTCAATCTCATAACTTTCAACATTTTCAAATACTTCTGCTTCTTGAATTGTATAACGAGGAATCGGTACATAATTATTCTTTTTTGAACTCTTTACAATAGTAAGATCCGCGCATATTGGGTATTCATCATGATAGAAACGAACGCGATTCATAGAACGAAATATCTTTTTTGAATCATTCCATTTAGATATGATATTTCTCGCAATATTCGACTGTGTATGAAAATCCTGTTCCACCTGGTACGAAACACGGAAATTAAAATCTTCCATATCTAATTTTCTAATGTTTTGGTCGTTTTTATCTTTCGCCGACATTTTGCGAGTAAATTTAATTTTATTGAATAGCGTAGATGGCATATCAATAACTTTTTTAATGTCATTCGTCTCACAATACTTTTGAATCAAATCTGAACCTACAATCTCAGCACGAATATTAGACATTTTTGTTGAACCTGTACGCGGGTCAATGTATTCTGTTTGAATGCGTAACATTTGGTTACCATTTGAATTTTCAATCTTAAACCCACAAGAATATAATTGTTTTATTACATTGTCATAATCGATTTTTGTTATTGGTCGTTTTAATCTATGATTTGTACCAAAACGGATTTCCAATTCATTTGATATATGGCCTGAACTTAATACTGGGTTGCTGTCTAAATATTGAGACACTATATTCTCAAATTCTTTCTTTTTATCTTTGATATTAGACATTCGGTCGTTCACTGCACTCATATTTTTGGGTTCATCCATAATATATAATCTTATATAGTAAAATCATATATTATTTTCTAAAATTCAATTTTGTATTACCATTTCATATGTTCCCATATCATATGAAACATGTCTGGTTTTTTTATCTTGTCATCACCCTTGGCTATTCCTAGTTTTTCGATATATGCTTCCAGGTCACCGGTTTTATAATTTGATACCCCTTTCAATGGTTTTTCATAAGTCTCTAATGCGACAAACGCCTCTTCTATTTCTTTAAGTTTATTGCTTGTCAACGCCTCATCTACAAGGCTGTAGTTATTATATCCGTCTTTTCTAAGCAAATATGTTGGTTTTTCATCCGGATCGTCTGCTTGAAAACGAATAAATACTCTTTTTGTTTCGTCTAACATGATGATGTTGAATTCATAAAAACAGATTATCCCGTATACATTTACCATGTGGGTATCTTTATGGTTTATCATCATGTCGGAAAACATTTCTTGGATTCGCGCTTTTGATATACGTGCGTTTACACTTTTCATTTTATGTTGTCGGGGTAGCAAATAGTCTATTATGGTTTGGTTTATTTCCATCTTTTTTATTCCATAATTGCGTTGTATTTGAATATAATCATTATAACCATGTTTCAATATATACAAACACCAAAATAAACTATCTTTATGGGTCGGTGTAATATATGCGTTGTCATTGAATAATTTAGTTTGTTTTCTTTCTATTATTGGTTCCTCTTGCTTCACTGGACTCGCAGTTATCACCTTAGGCTGTGTTTCATTTACAATTGGCTTTGTGTAAAAATGTTGGTTTAATGTTTTGATAACATCATATATATTATTGTTGTCATGTGTGCGACAATAAAATATTTGTGTGCCGTATGCTGACATTATTTTTACTGGTTAATGGTTAATGAGATATTGTCTTTATCTTGTTTTTCTGTAAAGAAAGAGTTTTTATATTCTTCTTTCTGATACTCTATCGTGTCAAAAGAACTTTCCTGTTCTGAAATAAACTCGATATATTTTTTGATTTCTTCAATTATTTGGTCCGGCAAAAAAGACATATTGACAAACACCCCGTTTTTATTTTCATTCAATTTACATAAGTTTTTTGATAATATTTTTAGTATTTCGGTTTGGTGGTTTTCCGATAGGTCCTCTATTTTTCGCTTCATTGTTTCTAATTCCATAGTACTATGTGAATTAATATCGCTCATTTTGTTAATGATATATAAGAGTATTATTTTATATCATTATTCCATTATTTTTATTGTCTTCTTCTTTTTGTCCTACGTTTCGATTTCCCTTTTGTTTTCTTCATTTTTGATAGTCTCTTAGCACCACCTCTTGGGGTTGAAGGTGGACTATCAAACAATGATCTGGATACACCTGAAAAATCACCATTAACTGAACGCGCCAAACGATTCTTTCCTTGTGGGTTCGCTCTTTCTTCAGCTTCCTTCTTTTCCATTTTTTTTTCATTTTCTTCATCCTTTACTTTATCCACAAACTTTACATTTACACTAGGGTTACAAATGACTATTTCTTGATGGAATTTGCCATCAGAATCAGTAGCCATAGTGTCTATTGCGTATCCGTCGTAACCTTGTTCGCAAATGTATTGTGATACCGCGAAATCACCGGTCTCTGTTGAATTACGTATTTTTTCTTCAGTATTATAACCATAGTTAGAAACTAAATGATTTTGTACGTCCTCCGGAGCAAAGTTGAAAAAATCTTCTGTAATATCATCTAACGCAACTACACGCAATGGTTTAGTTGTCTCAAATTCAGACACAATGCCATATTGTTTTGCTTGATCCATTTTGGGGGTAAAAAATAAATAGTCTTTGTTTAACTTATCTTCTGGATTAATTCCCCATTTATCACCCCTGTAAAGTTTGGTCGGTTTTTCAGTTGTATGTTCGATAACATAAACGTTGATGTTCTCTTTTCTGAAAAATTCACTCATTATATACAATCTATATATAGTTTTTCAGCACTATTTGTCAATTATTACTTCTTTCATAACGTTCTTAATAATTTTCTGTTTGTTTTTTTCTCGGTCTGATCCCATGCCACCTAAAGAGTTTGTCATTATCTCGACAAACTCTTTGTCTTCGGTAGAATCCATCACCACATGATTTGGATTGTCCTCCTTCCAATTATTCAGATTATTTAAATTTTTATTAGCAACACATTCTATCGCCGTTTTCATTTTATTCTTATCTGAATCTTTATCCCATTCATTATTGTTCTTTATATAAAGTGTTTCACGTTTCAAATCCGTACAATGCATTGGACGATTGTATGTATCAAGTTCTCTTAATTTATCCGCAAATATCTTTGTTATTCCATCAATGTAACCTAACTTTCCAGTGTTTTTCAAATCATCTACCGACAAAACCATATTATCAATAAAATCAGAAATATTCATAGCGTCTTTACATTGTTCGTTCAAGAAAAAATTCAGGTTAAATTTATTATTACAATTCGTGTTATTCGTTGTATTATTAATCGTATTGCCTTCCTTCACCGCTTCAATTAATTTACTATGTAATTTTATATTTTCTTCTTGCTGTTTTTGGTTCTCGTGTTGTTGTTTAACAATTTCATTTTGTTGCTCTACCAACAATGTTTTGAATTCTTGATTTTGTTTTAATAGCTCGAAAATCACATTTGGAGTTATCATACTGGATACATCTGCTGATTGAGTTTCTGTATCTATGACCGAATATTCATTATTTTCAATGGACCCTTGGCAGTTTTTTTTATGTCTCCATAAACTGGATCTACTTAACATCTCTTTACTGCATAGCTCGCATACAAATTTTTTTTGCGACTTTTTTGTTTCATTTGTTTCATATGTGTTATTTATATGTTTCAGTGTGTTTATATGTTTCGCATAATCGCTTTTTTTGCTTGTATTATAGTTACATGATTTACATGAGAATAATTGTGCGACTTTTAGCGACTTTTTTGTTTCATTCATCTTAATATAATGAAACACAAAAATCTCCTAAATTGTTTTTCACAAAAAACACTTATCGTAACGTACAGAAAATTATATTCTTCTTTTTACAGCATTTATTAGTGAACCTCAAAAATCGAGAATTCCAGAAAAAAAAACCTTTCTAATATTCTCATTTTGGACATTTTTAAAAATGTCCATTTCCCAAAATTTCACCGACTTTTTTTTTCAAAAATTACTATTTATCTATAATCACTTCTTTCAATACATTCTTTATTATCTTTTGTTTGTTTTTTTCTCGGTCTGAACCCATGCCACCTAAGGAATTAGTCATTATTTCTACAAACTCTTTATCTTCATTTGAATCCATGATTACATGGTTTGGATTGTCCTCTTTCCAGTTATTTAAATTATTCAAATTTTTATTAGCAACACATTCTATTGCTGTTTTTATTTTCTGTTTATCATCGGCTTCTTTATTCCATTCATTATTATTTTTTATATATAATGTTTCTCGTTTCAAATCCGTACAATGCATCGGGCGATTGTATGTATCCAGTTCTCTTAATTTATCCGTAAATATCTTGGTTATCCCGTCTATATAACCTAGCTTTCCGGTATTTTTCAAATCATCTACAGATAATACCATATTGTCGATAAAGTCAGATATATTCATAGCATCTTTGCATTGTTCGTTCAAGAAGAAATTCAGATTGAATTTGTTGTTACAGTTTGTGTTATTCGTTGTATTATTAATCGTATTGCCTTCCTTCACAGCTTCTAATAATTTATTCTGCAGTTTGATATTTTCTTCCTGTTGTTTTTGGTTCTCTCGTTGTTGATCTAATATAATTTCTTTAAATTCCTGATTTTGCGTTAATAAATTCATTACAACGTCTGGAGTAATCATATTAGTAAGATCTGAGGGTGTATTTATGTTGGTTGAAATAGGTGATGGGTTAGACTTACAAATTTTTTTATGACGCGATAGGCTTTGTCTTGAACTAAACGATTTCATACATTCGCATGAATATGATGTGGGGATTTTTATGTCATCATTTGTCATCATATTATGTTTCCGTGTGGTTAAATGTTTATTATAATCTTTTTTACTATTGGTATGATAGTCACAAATACTACATGAATATTTCAAGTGGGATTTTTTGGGAGTTATTGTCATCCTAAATCCTTTTTATATGATGACATAAAAATCCCACTTTTTGTCCGGATCATTTTTTCATATTTTTTATTATGCTAACAAAAGTATTTTTATATATCATGTTTTTAGAGCATTTACGAGTGAACTTCAAAAATCGAGAATTCCCGGAAAAAAAACTTTTCTAATATTTTCATTTTGGACATTTTTAAAAATGTCCTTTTTCAAATTTTTCACCGACTTTTTTTTTTCAAAAACTAAACTTTTATAAAATTGAAGAGAATGTAATAAAACATCTATTAGCACTTGATAATAGGAGCAAATAATAATGAAATATTCATCGATTGTTATGATAAACTATGTTGATTATAACAAAAAAGATAACGGTCTAGCAAAAATACTGTTAGATAGTGATAAAGTAGAAGAATGTATTACTCAATTGAAAGAATACCGTAAAGACAACAGACTTTTGTTTAAAAAGAATGGTTTCAAAGAAATGTATGGAATTAATGTGGATGATGAAAGCTATGATGATATATATGTATCTTATGAGTTGCTAATATTTGATGGAACAAAATACAATAAAAAAAACTTATATATAGATAAATATGAAGATAGTGATCTGATTGATTATTTTGGTGTATATAGATACAAATTAACATCAATCATGACAACAACGAGCAATGAACTAAATCAGTTATTTGATAAGTAATATTAATTTTCATCTGAATCAACAAGCTCAATTCTGGGTTTTTTTTTACGATCGTCATTTGTATAAACATTTGTGCTGTTTTTTTTACTTACAACCTCTGCAAGGACACTGATAAATGGATCATTCAATTGAAATCTCACTCCAATAACGCTTACAACAATTTTGTCCGTTTCTTTGACATTCATGAATAATTTGTTGTTAATATGGTGATCTCTAGCTACAAATACAGTGATTGGTACAATTCCAGTTTCATCTTTTACTTCAGCGTGAATTCCAGCCTTAGTAATGGTCTTTGTAATACATTCTATTAGCATTCCTTCTACTGGATGACTTACCATACATTCAAATACAGTTTGAAATTCCACATACTCGTTATTTACCACACCATTAGAATAACTAATAACTCTAACCGAGTTGGGACGTATAAACCCTTCCGAAATACATTTTCCTTCTGTTTTGGTAGAAATTGCTCGTTCTAAATTTTGTTTCGTATTTTTTCCAACTTCCCGAATAGGTAGACTTACTTTCATATTCAATATAGAATTTGTGTAAACGCCGTATATTTTTCGTTCATCTTGAGTTGCCATCTTATATATATTAAGAATATAACTTTCTTATCATTTAAGTTATATTCTACTATAATTCAATTTTGTAACCTTGAATGTCATTGACTATTCATATAGCTTATTATAAATGTATTCTTCTAGACTAATAAACCACCGTCTGCCTTCTAATGTGTCAATATTGTCATATTCGTCGTAATGGCGCAATAGCATTTCGGTAAGGGCACATACACCTCCTTTGTATAACTTTGGTTGTTTTAGTTCTTCATTTTCTTTCGATAAATAATCGTGTGTATAATAATTAAATACCATAGACATCTTGTTAAGTTTCTCAGGTAAGAATGTCTTTGCGGATGAAGATTCGCAAAAACTGCCAGGATTTTGTTTATTCGAGTTAACGTCCATTATTTTAAACATCATATTATTCGATTGCTGTTGTATTGTTATAAATCCTATGACATTGTTTAATTTTTTATATGGTATTTTCATATATGTGTAATACGACAGATAGTCTTTTTCTCGTTCGCTTGGAACAACATTCCAATTATTTAACTGCGATTGTTTTGCTACAAAACTATTTATGGTAATGCTTTCTTTATTAATAATTGACGCTAATACTATCAGTTTTTCATTCTTATCGGGAACGTCTACAATTTTCTTTTCGAAATATTCTTTAATGTATTTTTTTACATCCTCTTTCATGTCATATTTACTATCATAAATGTAAGACAAAAGTTTCAACTTCTCTTCTATCATGAGTGAATCCATATTATGGTACACAATGTATTTGGCAAAGTCGTCGTCATTTATAGAATCAACAATCTTTCTAGGGTCAGATTTGATTTTGTGAAAGGCACTTCCAGCATTTGCGTACCAATATAACTCGAAACGGTCTTTATAATTTTTCCGTTTTACTTCTAAATGCGTATCTTTGGCTTGTTGTGCTTCTTTCAAGTTGTCTTTCATATTGTTTATGATTGTCTGATAGTCTACCACATTTTCGACCACTTCTATGCCTTTTTCTTGATAGTCAATAGATATTTGATTATTCTTATATTCAATAGGAAGTGTTCTTTCAAACAGGGAAGCAGTGTCGTCGTTAAAATCAACTGGTTGGAAGATGTAATAATTATGTTTATTAATGATGGACCCTTTTCGGTCGTTTTCATCTACAATATATTCGTCATCACTATCTACGAATCGCGATAGCACTAAATATACTTCTTCGTCGGTATATTTGCTATTGGCTTTTAATAATGACATCAATGTATCTTTGTGATAATAAACATGTTCTTTAAATGCCAATCTTAGCCGTTTAACTATTGTTGAATGATTTATTCTTGCGTGAAATAGATTATATGACGTAGGGTCTGTGCCTTTGTCGTTGTCATTTAAAGAACCACTGCTGCATGTATATTCACATGTATCCATGTAATCGCAAATATTTGTATGTGGCCTATCTCCAACTACGTATTGTATATTTTTTTCTCCAGAAGAAAGAACCAGTTCGACTGTTTCATTCATATTGTTGATTGAAAAATCATTCTGTTTATCGTTTATTAAACAATCGATTGATATTTCTTTTAATACGCGTGTAACTTTGCCTATTTTTTTCGCCTTTTTTTCCGCATATCGATACACATACATATCAGCAGCTTCTTTGCTATCAATCGGACCAGAACAATGTAAATAAATTTCTACATTGCGTTTTGCGTATTCTAACATACAATGACTTGAGTTTCTAACAGCCCGTCCGATAATTTGCTCGGTACGGTTTGTATTATACCATGGTTCTAATAAATGTATTTGGCGGATATTTTTGAAATCAAGTCCCTCTGCGGCTGCTTTAGATATCAGTACCACTTTTACCTGTTCTCCGTCTTTGTTATTTTCATTCGTTATAAATTTCAAATCCTCTATATTGTTGGGTGAAAATAGTTTATCTCCAGTAATCATTACATACTTTGCTGGTTTGTATTTCATGTCTTCATCTAATTCTGATTTTTTCAACATTCTGTAGTCAATCGGCTCAATTGGGTTGGATCGCCCGTCAAATAAGTTACGGTTATGCGAAGGTATCGAACTAAATCGCTGAAAGCCCATTTCTTCTAACGCAAGCGCTGTAGGCACTATGCCTCCATCAATAAAATTAGAATATATCATGATAATGCCAGTAGAATTATAAATGCGATCAGTTATTTCTTTCAATTTAGAGCTATAATTTCCTATGTTTTCTTGATTGAAAAATTTACCGAATTTTTTCTTCGTTTCTTCTTTATATTTAAAGTTATATCTTGAACGGTATTCCATATTTGTTTCATATGTCATATTATTTGCCAAACCCTGTTTGCCAACAATCTGTTTCATCAAATCATCTTTTTTATTGTCATCAATAAGACTATAATTTGTAATGTCTGCATCTACGTTCGGATATACCATAGTTAACGATTCTAATGGCCTTTGTAAGTAAGTATAACCAAATGTTTCCATATTTTCAAAATCAGGCATTTGACGCTCTTGACCGTACTTATCATAATTCGTACTTCGCAGGTACAATGAATCGAGTATAAGTTTATAACCATATTCCTGATAACTGTTTGGAGTGATGTTATTAATAAATACCGGAAGTTCTTGTATTCCTTCTTCGATTGCTTTCCCGTTTAATTGTTGCTTTGGATAATTATCTATGTCGATAGAATTTTCGTCGGTTGATAACAGTCCCGGATACTCTTTTGGGTAAATGCGATAAGGGAATGTATATGGGTTCTCCCCTCTAACATAAGAAATATAACCAGATAATTTACTTTTTAAATATTCTTCACCTGTCATATTAGTATCTTTATGTTTCTCAATTAAGAAAGAGTCGTCTTTGTCAAATACGTACTTTTCTTTTATAGGTTTACGTTTATCAATGCTATTTAATAAGTTCGAGAACCATACAACCTCTCTAGGTGAATTATACATTGGAGTAGCAGATAGCAACAACAAACGCATATTATCGCTGTATTTTGCAATCTTCATCAATAAAGAGCCTATGCGTTTTTTCTCCTTGTTCGTGTCAGATATACTAATATTATGGAATTCGTCTACTATGAAAAGTTTGTTATTGAAATATTTTTTTATAAGTTGTACTTCTTTTTTAGAAGGTTCTTCGTCGGAATCTAGAGAACCTACTCTACGAATAATATAATTTGCTAATTGCGTGTAACCAATAAAGTTGTAATTATCACGAATAATATTTTTAATTTTTGATTTCAGAATATCTTTGGTAACACCCTTTGTAGAATATGGATTTACCTCCTTTATCAATTTATTTCCAACACAATTATTTAAAGTCCATATGTCACCGGTTTGTGTCAATTTACGTTCATCGAACAGTTGAAGACGAAAATTATCTTGAACGTTAGGTGATGCTACGATAAATATTTTGCTTTTCATGCCAATTTGACGCATATATTCTCGCATCTCTTCCGCTACACCAATCGCACTACATGTTTTGCCAGTTCCTAACCCATGATATAAGAGCAAAGAATTATAAGGTGTTTGATAAGATAAAAAGTTTTTTACGAAATTTTGGTGTGGCATTAGTTCAAAATCTTGTACGCACATTTCATTTGATGTTTCTTTGACATCTTTATCAGTTTTTCCCGGATATTGTGTGGCGGAAAATTCCTTCTTTTCTGCGATTTTCTTATTAAAATCTGGATCATCTAAAGACGGGTATAAAAACTGATATTGTTCGGAAAGAGGCTTATTTGTTTCAAACAAAAATTCGTGTGGTGTATTTTCAATAGATTTCATATCTTGTAACGGGGGACTGACTTCTTCTTCATCATCTTCTTCTTCCTGTTCTTCTTCTTCCTGTTCTTCTTCATCTTGTTCTTCATCTTCTTCTTCTTCCTCTTCTTCATCTTCTTCTTCCTGTTCTTCTTCTTCCTGTTCTTCTTCTTCTTGGTCCTCTTGTTGTATTATAACATTGGTATCATTTACTAGCAATTCATTATATTTTAGACAATAAATTAGGTCTATTATGCCTTGTTTGTTTAAACCAGATGTTTGCGTTGGTTTTGCTGGGTTCTCCATAAGAAAACCTTTTTCTCTTAGCTCTACCCATAAAGCATCTCGCATTTTTTGGCCTTTCATGGTTGAAAATAAAGAAACATATTCAGGGCTAGTTTTGTCAATAGTAAAATTACCGCATGATAGTTGAGCTGTTTTAATTGCGATTGTCTCAGGTAAATCGTTTGACCCACCTGTATATATTCTTTTTGTTTTTCTTAATTGACGCTTCTTTAATCGTTTCGTATATTTCATAATCAACAATACTTAAAATATGTGTATATAATTTTATAAACATATTTCTTTATGAAGATGATTATAGGAACTTAACTGGAGCATGTTGTAAAAGCATGTTGTTTATCTTAGTAAGCATAATTTTTTTCTCTAAATTATAGGGTCTTATAGTTGATAGACAACTGTCAATAGTTTTCCATTCCATTTTACTCACTTCTGTTTTTTCATATTTATCTGTAATAGTACTTGAATCAAAATTCATATGTGTTATGAAATATTTATGTTTGTATGACTTATAATTAGAACCAGTAAAAATTTCTTCAAAAGGCATAATATTTTGGACGTTATGGATGTTCTTTGTAGAAAACCCAGTTTCTTCAGAGAATTCGCGCATTGCACAGTCAAAATCTTTTTCTTGAAAGTTGCGGCGTCCTTTTGGAAACCCCCATTCCGGTTCTAACCATTCTTCATGATTACAACTTTCATTTATTAAGTCGTTCAAATTATAAAATGTGCCTTTATTAAACAAACCTGACCGCAAAGAATAAAATTTATTTTTTGATATATTTTCTTCATTTTTGTATTGGCTGGATAACTTATTAATTCCCCATATTGACGCCCATAAATCATTGAACTCTTTGTCTTTAAGGGCATTTTTTTCAAATGTAGTCATCTGCTTCAACATGTTCATTATATAATCTTTGTTTTGTAAAGAATACTTTCCTCTCATAAAATCAATAAATCCTAGTGTATCTTTCCTGCGAATCATTAGATATTCAATATTATTATCAAGATTGTATCTATACGCAATAACCCCCACGCTAGTTATAGGCATTTTACATTGATTGTATTGATGACCTTCTTTTCCACAATTATTGCAATAATAGTCATTACTCATGAATGTGTTTATTCTACTATGTAAAAAAAATTTACCTTTATATATATTGTTAATTAGAATTATGATATTTGATCCCGAAGTATGGGGACCTCATTATTGGTTTTTCCTACATACTGTATCAGAATCATACCCATCCACACCAAATGAGACAACAAAAAAAAAATATTACGATTTGATAATAAATATGCCGCTATTTATACCCATAGAAGAAATGGGAAATAAATTTAGTGATCTATTAGACAAATACCCAGTTTCTCCTTATTTAGATAGTAGAGATTCCTTTGTAAGATGGGTTCATTTTATACACAATAAATATAATGTAATGTTGGGAAAGAAAGAAATGTCATTGGCAGCGGCATTGGATGATTATCGTAAACAATACGAAAATAAATCTGTTAGAATTGCAAGACAATTTAGGATCCATTCACATTATGTATATGCGACATTTATAATGGGATTGTCTTATTTGATATACGTGAATAGCATATAATAATGTCTTTTTATTATATAAGAAAAATGCGTGTAGAATTAACAATTATATTGGTAGCCGGGTTTATTATGGCTAACATTTATACAGATGGTAAGTATGCACGAATGTTATTGGGATGGAAAAAGTATTATCAAATGATTGGCGTTGCTATAGGAGCATATTTTATTTATTTTGTATTTAAAAAAAATCCGTTGAGGGCAAAAGAATTAATAACTAATTCGAATGAATACATAAAGTATTTGCCGATTGATAAAAATACATCGAATATGATTTCACCGTTGTTAGATTTTACAAGCAAACAAAGTTTTGGTACTGTTGTAGACGAACAACCATATTTGCCTATGAATGATTATCACCACAAAGGACATCCTGGTGTAAATCGAATGATGGCCTCTGGCAAAAATAAAACGAAAAGATCTGTAAGTGAGACAAAGAAGAAATTCGTAGCGGCCAGACAAGATTGGTGTTGTAATGACTGCAAAAATCAATTATCCGCCTGGTTTGAAGTAGATCATGTAGTGAGATTAGAGAATGGAGGAGACAATCATATAGATAATTTAGTTGCTCTTTGTAGAGAATGCCATGGTAAGAAAACTGCACTTGAGAATTTATAAAATATACTTTTATAATATAGCCGCAATATTATAAAAATGAGTAAGAACGAAGATTTAATAGACAAGTCTTTTGGATTAATGGAAGACATTGGAAGAAATTTACGCGACAAATTTGTATTGAATAATGAGACTACTCAAAACAACACGAAGACTCTAATGGCAACTTTAACAGATCCGTCTAATCGTGGAGATGTAATGAAATATTTATTCGCTCTATTGTCTATAGTCGCAATAGGCATGTTTTATTATAAAAATTCTTCTGATAGAAGTGCCTTGACAAGCAATTTTTATTTTTATTTATGGCCTATGACATTATTGCTGTTGGCAAATATTTATTTCCTCTATGGTAGCAAAAGAACAGCAGATAACATATTATATACCGCATTTAAAATTGGAATTGGGCTAATTACACTGGCATTGATAATATATTTTTACGCAACCTTGAACTCAGAACAAGTATCAAGCATGATGTATATAACATTTGGGTTGTTATTTATAGGTATTGTAACAGCATTAGCAATCTTTTTTTATTTTTTTAGCAATGCTCTTAAGCGAAATGAAGGGTTGTCTGGATTAATTGTAAATATAATTTTTTACCTACCATGTTTATTGATAGACTTTGTAAATTACATTCGAAAAGAATTTAACGATACAACTCACACCGTTTATTATTTATTTGTCTTAGAATTGATTATCATTTTAGGCTATTTTTATATACCAACGTTAGTAAATAAATTCCTGTTGAAAGAAGGAATAAAAATATTACCGGATAGCTTGTTTTTAGATAACGAACACATTTTATCAGGAAGTGATCGAGTACAAAAGATTTCACCGAAAGTATTTGATGTGAAAGATCCAGAGTACCGTAAAAACTATTCTATGTCTATGTGGATATATTTGAACGATCAGCCAAAAAATTATGCGGGGTATGCGAAAGAAACAAATATTTTCAATTATGCTGACGGTGCTCCCAGAATAACATATGAATATGAGAATAAAGAAGACGAAGAAGAAAACGAAAAAGTAAATGTATACCTTACCAATAATAACGAGATGTCATCAAACGTTAATTTAAAAATGTCGTCAAAAGTAAAAAAACAACGATGGAATCATTTTGTAATAAATTATAACAGTCATTACGCAGATTTATTTATTAACGGGAAGCTTGAAAATTCAATTAATTTATCAATGCATACACCAACATATTCACCTTCAGATACTATTAAAGTTGGTGCGGAAGATGGGTTAGACGGTGCAATTGCTAATATAACATACTATACAGATGTATTGACAAAAACCCAGATAGCCAACGAATATACACTGTTGAGAAATAAGAAACCGCCTGTCGAATTATTCTAATGAAATTTTATATAAAGAATAGTTATATGAATACAATAATTATTGTTTTAGGAGTAGCTGTATTAATTTTGATTTACATATTATATGCGTATTTTACCGCACAATCTACGCAATTGTCTGACACTCATTCTTTAAAGGCTAGCGTTCAAACTATTACCAAAGTGGAGAGACCTTTTAATACTCGTTACGCCCATAGCATATGGGTCTATGTAAATACATGGGATAATAATGTTGAAAAAACAATCTTTGAAAGGACCGACAATATGAAATTATATTTAGATCCCAAAAGTCCTACCTTGAAGTACGATTTGACTATGTCAAACAATGAAATTAATACGATGACTATTACCGACAATTTCCCCCTTCAAAAGTGGGTATGCATAGTATTAAGTGTAGATAATCAATTTGTAGATGCCTATATTGATGGCAAGTTGGTGAAGTCACAGCGGTTTTTTATTGCCGAAGGGGGACATATGCCAAAACAACCTCCTAGTGGAGAGACACCTATATTATTAGGCAATACACGAGGAGGGTTTGACGCTCAAATTGCCGATTTCAGACGCTGGACCCAACCAGTTGATCCCGCTACTGCTTGGGAACTATACTTGAAAGGAAACGGACAACAAAGTACCATGAGCAAATTGTCAACATACGGCATAGATGTATCTGTGTTAAAAAATAATGAGGAAACAACCAAATTCTCTTTATTCTAATTCAAATTAACAGCCTATAATTTTTATGTATATATTATAACAATACATATGAATAATCAACCAATGATGAATAGTGTTCCAAGCAACCAAGGCCTACAAACTGGTATTCAAGATTTAGGTAGTTCTTTTAACAAAGCAGGCGAACAAATGAATAATACATTTCAATCGTTTTCAGAAAAAGCATCTGCTGGTACAGAAGCAACTGCTGGATTTCTACAATCAAATACATTGATCGCCAAATTTGCTTTTATTATTTTAGTATTAATTATATTTTTGATACTTCTCAGTTTAGGGATAACGTTAATGTCTTATTTTACTTCACCGCCGGAAAACCCGTTTGTAGTAAAAGGGTTATTAGAAGGCAACCAATCAAAAGTAGTATCGCAAGATCCCAAACAGAGCAATTCCGTTCAGATATTCCGTTCCAATAACGAGAACACAGGAGCAGAATTTACATGGTCTAGTTGGCTATATCTAAGTGATCTTGGCAATCATGAAAGAAGATATCAGCATATTTTTAGTAAAGGGGATGGATTATTTGACCCAGATACAAACAAAGCCACTATAAACAATTCACCTGGTGTATATTTAGAGCCAATGACAAACAATTTAATGGTAGTAATGAGTACAGTAGAATTGGAAGATACAAATAATAATGTTGTCATAGAAAATATGCCTATTAAGAAGTGGTTTCATATTGCTCTTAGATTACAAAATAAAATACTAGATGTATATGTAAATGGTGTCATTGCGAAACGCTTGATATTTAATTATGTACCAAAACAAAACTATAGTGATATTTATTTGAATCAAAATGGTGGTTTCAATGGGTTTATTTCTAATTTAAGATATTACAACCATGCTTTGAATATATTTGAGATAAACAGCGTTGTGAAAAAAGGTCCTAACCTCAACCGTGAAAATGATAGTATGAACCAAAAGAAATTTGATTATATCTCAAATTACTGGTATACCTCCTCGGCTTATTAAATAGTCATAATATATAAATTGTATATTATGTCTGAATATAATTTGAACACTGCGTGTAAACAACGCACTAGACGAATGTTATTTAGTTATCCAACCAACCGACTTGAACTTATATCACCATATGCCAATACAAATTTTACACAACAAGAATTAGATATGCGAAGGAAGGCTGAAATTCTAGAGTACTCTGGCAACTCTCAGGCATCAAAAGGGAATAATTTAACGAAGAAGCAAAAATTAGTACAGACGCTGTCTGGAAAATATCAGAACAACGGGTATAACTATAATACATATTATGAAGAAACGCTAACATATAGAAAAGCTACTGACCTAACTGAATCTACTTATGAATTAATAATTGAACGAGATGCATCAAATAATATAGATGAAAGTTGTGATTCTAGTATTATCTACACACCGACTACATCATCTGGTGTCCCTGGTCCTGTAATAAATCTATACAAGGACCCGAGTATACCCCTCTATAACTATGAAAAAAATGCCAATTCGTTGGCAATAACTGATGATGTAGATGTTGACAAATGGAGAATAATAATAAATGAAAACGTAGAAGTAGCAGATGATACTTCTGGAACAACATTCTTGTTAGGAATTATGGGTGGCATCGACGAAGTTATGTATACATTTGACTTTGAAATACCAATAGGAATGTATATAAGAGGCACTACAAATACACTCATTGATAAATACACAGATTTAACATTGAAACTGAATATTGTCGAAAATAGTTTGCCAATAGACATAGATATTATGTATAACGATCAAATTGTAAGACAGTTAGGCAGTAGCAATGAATTGGTGCCAACAATACATTATGTATTTGGATCCAGTGAAATTAACGCAACCACTATTACCCAGCAGGACAACATTGGGATCGAATTTGATTTATCTGGTGCTATAATAAATGCGAATAGCAATACAGGTTCTTATGAAATAAAATATTACTTGGGACAACTGAAGGTAAAAAATATTTCTTTATATACAGAAAAAGGATACATATATGACTTAGTTGCTAATAATAATTTGTTGTTCACTATAGATACACAAGGTAGATACAATGAAGAATTCGATGATACTGAATATGGTATTATATATAATATGAGTTCGGATTCTCTACAATCAGTTACAAACGCGACACTAAATACCCAGCCGAGTGTCGTTCAACATAAACCATTCATAATAAACGGAGTTTTCAATGATGCTATTGAAATAAGTAGCAATTCTAACTCTAATGGTGGAAACAATGGTGTAAATAACGGTGGAATAAGTGGTGACGGAGGTTCTAGTGGTGGCAGTGGTTATACGTATTAGAATAGTTGTCTTATCTTAAATAGGTTTCGCGACACATCGGACATGTATTACATTTATCAGAGCATGTTTTACAAATAAAATGAGAGCAACCTGGGACAAAAAGCTTGTCTGGTTCTATATATTCGTAACATACCGGACATTCACTTTGTTGGTTTGAATCCTTATAAAAATTTTGTATAATTTTATTCAAGTTTCTAATTTTAGTATCATACAGTCTTTCTCTAGTTTTGTATACAGTGTTATTGTGATGTAGCATTCGTTTTATTTTCATAGTATGTTCTTTCAAGTGTCTATTTTCAGAAGTTTTTTTATTTATTTTATGAATAATATCATCCTGTTCGATAATTGGATATGGTTTCCAGTTATTGTAATATTGAATTGTTAGTTTGGCTTTTATTCCAATTTTCGAAGAAGTAGTTGTATAATATATCGCATCATTCAACGTTATAAAAGATTTAACTATTTGTGAATTTTCTTTCTTGTCGAATTCTTTTAATTCGAATTCCTTGAAATAATTTGAAAACTCTTCTATAAATAATTGTATTTCAGGCAATTCCTGAATAATGGTTGTTTGTTTACGGCTATCCGTATAATTATGGATATATCGTTCTGTATATACATATTCACTTGGTATATCGAGAATATAACGCTGGGAGGAGCTACGGTTCTCTTCTCCTTGTATTTTCAATTTGCCAAATAATTCTTTTTCATTCAAGAAATATTGAATAGCCATATGCAGTTGTTCTAAACGTGTTTTCATAATGTTTATTATTAATTATTATATTTGTCTATGAAAGTCAATTTTATAGGTAATCTTCTAGGTATCTCATAGAATATACATCTTTTTTTGTTATAAGGTTGTTGTAATGTCCTACATCAAAATCGTATTCGTCGCACCTATTAATGATACAATTCGTCATGTATTTGTAATAATTCAATATTTTAAGGGACATGTCAATATATTCTGTGTCAAAAGTATGATATTCTTCGTCACTATACAAGGGTTTTAGTATGTCTACTGCGGATGTAATTATAATTTCAGGACTAATTTTATATATGGTGTGTTGTTCTAATTTTTGAAAATTATTGTATATATATGGGAATTTCTTAATGATAGTTTCATACTCTTCCAACATAGCAATATCTATATTAGAGTGAGACTCTATACAGGTGATTGCGTATTCAATTGAACCAATTATTTTCTCTATCTTCGTACATGTATCTCTATCTATTGTCTCTCTGGTTTCATTGTTATAAAAGTATCGTATGTTTGTAATCATCCACTCTGCATGAGTCATCTTTCTTATGTTATAAGTGATTTCGTTATGTATGTGTTTTTTTTCGATGTCCGACTTCTGTTTTAAACTTTTCATTAAGGATATAATTTCAGAGTTTTCCACAATCTCATTATGATAGTCAAAAAAAATTTCACTATGTAATCGCTCAACTAGTTTAGAATCGAAAAAAACTTGTTTGTAGATGCCGCCTCTAACATTTTCTATTCCATAATACGACATGTAACGCTTTACATGGAAATCTATCATCAAAACATTTTCGATTGGTATACGTTCGTAAATGCTAATAACATTATTTATTTGTACGAACTCATATTTTAGTTTGACTTCGTTAAATAATTCTTCTTCTTTATTATCATTCTTGTCAGCAAGGTGTAGAAGCCATTTGTTGTTTTCTAAGTAAAACACGATTATTTCTACACAATGGGACATATTCATAATAAAAGTATTGAGTTTATTTTTATTATGTTTCAATTAATTATTCTTTCTTTGGTTTCAAAGGATGACTATTATTAGTCATGGTAGGGTTCATACAACTTTCAGCATTAGGATACAAATCACCAGACAAGCATTTGTCGCTTTCACTTATTTCAACACATCCGCGGCGCCCTTCATATTCTCCGACTAGACACCATTGTGATTTTTTAGATGTAGAAGGTGCTTGTATAATGCCGTTCGAATCATCATAAGAGGGGATATTAATACGGATATTATTGGGTTGGTTAAAATCAGTGTTAGGCAAGTTTCCGGAACTAGCATCTTTCATTAAATCGCCGACAGAGGTCAGAGTTCCTCCAGCAATGTCAACGCCGGTTTTTGCGGTCACTGTAAATAATGATGCGATCGCATTAATAATAGTGCCGATGGTGTATCCAACGAGAGACAATATTTGTGTGATGAGAGGACTAAATATGTTTACAAGGTATTGTAAGACGTTTCCCACCATATTCAGTATATTTATTCCTAAAAGTGAAAATATAATTAACACTACAAGAACAAGTGTTAGCATCTTGTTGCTTATCTCAAAATCATTCTTTTTGGAGAGTTCTTTCAGATAATTGTTATCGAATGTATTTTCCATTTATATAATAGATTTTTATATTTTTTTGTTCGTTTGCTTTAACTATAAAAATTATTCTATTATATTAAATGAATCTAGGAAGCATGATGGATAGTGTATTTTATTTAGGATTAATTGTTACGTTTGTGTTAATTATATTGCTGGCATATCATTTTAAGCAAAGGATCGGCATTTTAGAAGAAAAAAATCATACTATGTTTGAAATATTAAATAATGTAGTAAAGGAACTAAACCTGGTTAGATCATCGCAAATGCGGCATATCGATCATCAACCGCAACATGATATAGCAATAGATGGTGGCTTTAGTAATAATATGAGTTCTTACGAAAATCCTGATACAATGGAGATTACTAGTCAATTAGATTATGAGGGAGATTCTGATGACGAGACGGAAGATTCTGATGACGAGACGGAAGATTCTGATGACAGTGGATCAGATGATGACAGTTCCAGGGTAAAATTAATCACAGTGAACGATGATTTGAATAATGATGACATACCACCTGTCGAAAATTTTGATACTGTATCAGATTACGATAAACTTCCTAACGTAGATGAAGAAGATGATGTTGTTGTCCCTGAAATAAATAATGCGGATAGTTTGATAGTTGAAAAACTAGAAACTTCTTTAGAAGAGTCTATCGCACAAGACCCAGTGGATGTGTATACTGATACAGATTACTCTTCTCACACATTGCCACAGTTGAAAGCAATGGTAATTTCTCGTGGATTGGCATCGAATCCAAGCAAGCTAAAAAAGTCCGAAGTGATCGCATTATTAGAAGAGGATGATAAAGCATAAAATAACCATTATAAAATATAATTTAATATTATATATTATAATGTTCTCGAAATTAACTAATCAGCTATTCGAAACACTGAATTTAAAATCTCAAACCAATGCGTCCGCATCAACTTTAGGATACAATACGAATAACAAATACAATGAGTTTCCTCCTCTCATGAATGATGGTAGATCCGTGCTATCGTCATGGGTTCCTGAATCTCAAATAAACGACACTTTGAAACAAGAGAACTCTATCAAATCAAACTGGGAGTACAGACAATACTTGACTAGAAACGCAGAATCTATAATGAAAAACAATTATAGAGAGGCTGCCAATGATACTGGTTATAATAATGCGTCTGTGCCTATGCCAAGCATACAATCAAACGAAATAAAAGGGTTTGAGACATATCCGTACTCATTTAAGAATGTAATGGATGATAATCGCCCCAAAGGATATTCAACAAGTGATTTGAAACAGAGTTATTTATCTCGCGAGCAGTTGGCTAGCAGGAAAATGTCACCTGTCATAACGCAGGAAGAAATGCTTAGGCGTTAAATATTTATATACAAAATTATTTGTTTATAAAATGAATTTGAAAACTGTCATAATGACTATATATAATGAAAACCATCAGTTTTGATATTGGCATAAAAAATATGGCATATTGCGTATTCGATTGTTCTACCAATGTCGATATATTAGAATGGAAAGTTATTAATTTAATGGACGAACAACGCACAACTCCTATTTGTAGTTGCGAGATAATCCCAAAATCAAAAAAAGCGCAAATCAAACCTTGTAAGAAGATAGCGAAATACACAAAAAATAATCATTATTACTGCGAAAAACATGGGTTCAATAGTCAATTTATTTTGCCTGTAAAAGAAAACACATTTACTCAGATTAAAAAGAAAAAGAATGAGGAATTAATTAAATGGGGAAAAAAGCACTTTTTATTTTTAGACATCGAGAACCTGGAAAAGCCAAATAAGCAATATTTGCTTGATAATATTCAGAAATACCTAGAAACGCATTGTTTAGAACCTGTAAAAAATATAAAAAATAAAACAGCGTCGCAAACAGATTTGGTTGTCATAGGCAAAAATATGAAAAAAATATTCAATACGAATGAACTGTTTTTACAAGTAGACCATGCTATTATAGAGAATCAAATTTCACCGATTGCGAATAGGATGAAGACTATCCAAGGCATGTTAGCACAATATTTTATAATGATAAATGACAATATTGACATAGATTTCATATCATCTAGTAATAAATTGAAACAATTTCAAACAGAAGGTTCTCGACAGTCTGGTGATAAGAGTGAAAAACAATCGTCTTCTACAAATCCAAATTACAAAGAACATAAAAAAGATGGAATTTATTACTGTGAAAAAATTTTGAAAATAAATGATAATTTAACGGAATGGCTAGAAAGCATGGACGTTAAAAAAAAAGACGATTTAGCCGATGCATTTTTACAAGGACTTTGGTTTTTTAAGAACAAAAATATTATTACTTATGCGGATGATTTAAAAATAAATATTGTTTAACTATCATAATGGAAGCTGTAAACATTGATATCGGATCTAGTGACAATATTGAACCAATTTCTTTAGATATTGGTGGACCTCCTTCTACAACCAACTTTGGATCGGGAATAGAATTATTAATGAATGATAAGAAAAAATCTACAAGCAACGGGGCATTAGATTTAGGGGATTTAGATAATTTAGAAAATGAACTGAATGAACTATCTGGTAGCAATGATATGAATATTAATAATAATATTGGTGGCATTGCTGACACGATGAGTAACATGGGTTCAAATTTATTTGGCATAAATACAAGTGAAGAAAGCAATATCAAGATAGAAAAAGACGAAATAAACGATAATTTTACCGATTCAAATTTAGGGAATGCAACATCTGAAGGCATTGGTTCATCAAAGACATGGGATGGATTTGTGAAGGCAAGTGAAGTGCCAGTTAATCAGCAGTTTACAAGCAAATCAACAAATTTAAGCGACCGTGAAAAGAGGAGAAAGAAACGAGCTATGATTAAGAAATTAGAAGAGTGGTTCGAAAAAGGATTAATTAAACAGAATTCTGGATTTACTATGGAGTCTGATTTTGATGAGGTAGAAGACGAATATGAAACCGTGTTAGAAGAAAAAAGAAAAAAGGACGGTGTAAAGCTACAGGGATGGTGGTTTATGACATTCATCAACTCTTTGGAATATGGCAATGCGATTTTCAATCCATTTGACTTGAACCTAGATGGTTGGGGAGAACAAGTGAGCGAAGATTTGGATAGTTATGAAGAAATATTTGGAGAACTTCATGAAAAATACAAGGGTGGGAAAATGGCACCGGAGGTATCTTTGTTATTACGAGTGGGGTTCAGTGCTGCTGTGTTGAACTTTTCAAACAAGGCACTATCGACTGCTACTCCGGCATTTAATGATGTAATTAAACAAAGTCCCGAATTAATGAAAATGTTTACTGATGCTACCGCAAACAGTATGAGCCAACAATCCCCGGGATTTTCTATGGCAAATAACTTCGTACAAGATAATTCAAGACCAAAGGGTGCTCCTCCACCAGCACCGGTTGAAACACAAAATAGACCTCCTCCTCCTAGACCCGGAGCTACCTATTCTAAAGAACCTCCTTCAAATAGACCAGACATAAGTAGTGGTAGAGGCACTATGTTCAAAGAAGAAGGCATTTCTATGAGAAGTGAGAGCAAATTAAACGACGATCCACCCATTCGAGTAGGTAGACCTGAAATGAAGGGTCCTCAATCGAATGATATAGATAATATTCTATCAGGACTGAAAACTCGTACTGTAAATATCCACGAAGAACCAAAGAATGCTGACAATGATTCAATGTTGTCTGCTTCGTCTATAAAAGAAATAAACGGATCGAATCAACCAAAACGCTCTCAACGCAAACGTAATCGTTCCGATAAAAATACTGTATCATTAGATATTTAATGAAACTAAAATAAAGACATAACATGATATGTCTTTATTATGGAAAATACCATGGTACCTCCTCAACCTGATGCCGAAATGAAAGACCCAAGACCAAAAGTGGTATTTTGTATTCCGGGAAGACAATTTTCCGATACGTTTCTACAGTCGTGGACGGGGTGCGTATTGAATTTATTCGCAAAATATAATATTGTCTTATCAAACAGATATAGTTCTATGGTGAATTTTGCGAGAGCAATGTGCTTAGGCGCGGATGTTAAAAAAGGACCCGATCAAAAACCATTTCAAGGTGAATTAGAGTATGATTGTATGGTTTGGTTAGATAGTGACATGGCATTCAATGTTGAAACAATCGATGAACTTATCCAAAAATGTTTGAAAGATTATCCAGTTGTATCAGGGACTTATCTAATGGACGGAGGAAAGCATGTATGTTGCGTTGAAAAATGGGATACTGAATATTATAAAAAAAATGGTTCATTTGAATTTCTCTCAGTAGAACAATACAAAGAAAAAATCGAGAATAAAGAACATACCCTGAAAAGTGATTACTGTGGAATGGGGTGCATGGCAATTCGCAAAGGCATTATTGAAGATGATAGAATGAAATATCCATGGTTTTTCAGGAACATTGAAGAGTTCAAAGATGATTCTGGCAATGTTGTTATTCGTGAATGTGTAAGTGAGGACGTTGCGTTTATCCGCAATCTAATCGAGTCTGGAGTAATTTCCCATGTGAATGTCGAGTTGAACCTCCGTTTCGGTCACGAAAAAACGGTATTATTTTAATAAATATTAATATATAAATTGGGTCTATTTATATATTATGCGTTTTTATACATAGATAACATCATCTCTTTTTGTTTGTAATAATCAACTATCGGGTTTTTATACTTTACGGTTTTATATTCTTCATCATTGTATTTTTCGTTCCATTTATGAATATCCTTTGCTAATACATGCTTCAATTCTGGAACCCATTTTTTTATATACTCTGCGTTTGGGTCAAACTTACTACTCTGTATCCACGGATTCATGTCTCTGAAATATGGTTTCATATCTACACCAGTTCCACTAATTCCCTGCCAGTTACCGTTATTCGATGCGATGTCATAATCGGTTAAGTTCTCCGCAAAGTACTTTTCACCAATTCTCCAATCAACTAATAATGTTTTTATCAAAAAGCTCGCTGTTAACATTCTACCACGATTATGCATATATCCAGTTGCGTTCATTTCACGCATGCCCGCATCTACCAAAGGAAACCCAGTGTTGCCCGATTTCCATAATTCAATATGTTTTTTATCATTTTTCCATTTAAGATTTCTATATTTCTGTTGATATGATTGACCTACTACTTCCGGATAAGCGTAGAGTATATGTGCGAAAAACTCACGCCAAAATAACTCTGCTATTAATTGGTTCTCTTTACCATATTTGTTAGCAAATCCATGATATACTTCTCTAATAGAAATACATCCAAATTTAATATAAGCTGACATGTGTGATGTGCTCTTATCAAAAAAGTCACGAGTATCCTTATATCGATTTTGCGTATTCAAGGCATATTTTAACCGAATTAGTCCATTTTTTCGCCCCCCTCGGACCAATATTTCAGGGTTCTCTATGGTGAATTTACCATATGCGTTTTCTAATGTAATCATATTTTTAACAGCTTTTGTTTTTAGGTCAGAGAGATTGTTTAATTTCATCCTTTGAATAGGCTTCACAGGCAACGTTAACGCTCGGTTGTAAAAAGGAGTATATTTCTTATATGCTTCTCCACTTCCATCAGAAAGAATGCTACCAGGTTCGTGGAGATAATAATCATTGTATGAATCACATACGATTTCTTTTGATTCACATACAGATCTTATTTTATTGTCACGGTCTATCGCATATGGACTATAATCTTTATTGAAAAATACACCACGAATATCAAGAGTATCTATCAAATTATCTATTATTTCTTCTTGTTTCCCGAAAAGTACGATAAGTTCTCCATTTAGTTTTTTTATTTCTTCTTGAAGTTCAACTAAACTATCAATCATAAACAATACAGCGTTATTAGATTTATATTTGTTAGAATTTGTTACCTGTTCTGGAGTAAATATGAAACAAGTATATAATTTATCACATAGACTACTTGCTTTATGAAGCCCTATATTATCTTTCACACGTAAATCTCTGCGAAAAACAAACAATCCACGGGTTTCTTTTTTATTCATAACTAGTTATATATTTTCTCTATACATTGTTTTCAAAAGTAATATAGATATATCTCTCTAATTAAAAATATTTGGTTCATGGACTTTTTTAACATAATTGAACGGATAAAAAGCGTCTGTACCACGCACCTATCTCTTGTAAAAGATTATATTGCTTCAGATGAACGTCCATATATGCCGTTTCTGAAAAGCATAGATTGGGAAGGGATCGGTTATAAATGTTTTATGATCTATATTACTATCGCAACCCATACGAAAAATATAGCGATTATTTTGTATGACAATTACCCTGAAGTGAAGCGTTTGGTAGATTTCAGTTTATACAGCATAAAATACATAAATTCACAGATAAATAAAAATAAGATTGAACCTTGGAATGATAGTTGGGTAAGAACTAGCTTTTTACTCAAAAATAACGATACTTTCTTTCATGGTGATAAATATATTTATATGGAAAATTATGAATACCTTGTTAAAGAGGCGAATGATAATTATTCACCTAAAGACATTATACAGCATAGTTTTGACTATTTTTATGACATAGCTGAGTCAATTTGTAAAACAAACGATAATATTATACAAACAATGACTACTATGAGAAAAGGCAATAGTTATTCCATGTCGATATGTTATGACAATCATAATAACCCACCTAGATTTAAAGCTCCATTCAAAGAAGTGGATAATCCATTTATTTCAATAGAATATAGCAATTCTGATAATACAAATAAAATTGTGATTGAACCAGAAAACTGCTGGTTTGTAGGAAACTCGATGCTTTCATCTATCCATATCAAACAAATATTAGAATATCAGGAGGATGTATACAATTTTGATTTAGATTATGTTTTGAATGTGATAGATGTTGACATGAATATGTATACAATAAAGAACCACCAATATATTTATATAGATGAAAACGGAAAGGCCTTGTTGAAAGAAATTACACACGAAACACTAGGTGCGGAAATAGACAGCTCAAACTCGGACGATGAGAATTAATAGAAATAAATATAAAGATTTTTATCTATAATATGTAAGGGCATACGGAAATGTCAAATTTCCCAACCCAAACCAATCTGCATGGTAAATGGGACTTATATTTCCATTTACCAAACAATTCTGAATGGGGTTTGTCAAGTTATTCTATGATAATGAACTCGATTGATACTGTTGAAAAAGTATTACAGTTAAACGCAAAAATAGACGAAAAGATCGTAAAAAACTGTATGCTGTTTGTTATGCGAAATGGAATCACCCCCATGTGGGAGGACAAACACAATAGGCAAGGAGGCTGTTTTTCTTACAAAGTTAGCAACCGGTTTGTTCCTGATGTATGGAAGCAATTGTTTTTTTTATTATGTGGAGAATCGTTATGTATTAAAAAGGAAGATAATCAGTATGTAAATGGAATTACCATTTCCCCCAAAAAGAATTTTTGTATTATAAAAATCTGGCTAGCGGATTCACATATACAAGATCCAGATACAATAACCCATATTAACAATTTAAACAAAACAGGTTGTTTATTCAAAAAACACGCACCTGAGTTTTAGATTATAGTAAAATTGAAATTAATGTTATCTATTTTTATTTGGATAACATTAACATGAAGGTAGAGTATGTCCTTGTTTCGGGAATATCCCAACCCATTGAATACAGGATTGGTTGCAACGCAGAAGATAATTTTGACATGATAGATGAAGCAAAACAAATCGATTTATGGTTTCATGTAAATAATGAAACATCAGGACACGTTATTGCCTGTATTCCTGATGATATGAAACTAGACAAAAAGCAAGTAAAAAAAATAGTAATTCAAGGGTGCGTAATATGTAAAAAACATTCAAAGAAAAAATCTACCCAAAACTTAGAAATAATATATACTAATGTTGGCAATCTAGTAAAAACAAAACAACCTGGGAAAGTTATATTGAGAGAATCCAAAATATATAAGTTATAATCAAAGTGACGGCAACGGTACTAAACACAGTTTGATTTCACCAAGTGATGCTACGTCATATTTAACTATGAGTGGCAAGTCATTTCCTAGATACATTTCAAGGTGACTACATAATGGTGTACATTTTATAAAATGACTTAGACTTTTTAATGAAAATTCACCCTGGAAGACAACAGACGCATCATTTTTTTGTATAAAATTCATATTTCCATTTGATTCAGAACGGAATATTCTAGAGCTAGCAAAATTGCCTTCACACGAAAAAATCATATCATTTCCAACAGACTTTATTTCTATGCGGTCAGAAATTCCATTCAAATCACGAACAATCTTTTGAAAGTCGGAAGAAGGCATATTAATCACAGTGGAATATGTAACATCTGGGACATTCATCTCTTCCATATCTGGTTCAATCAGGCGCAACTTTTGATTGTAACATTGCTTGATATCACCATTATCATACTGTAAGCCAAGATGTGAAACTATACCATCATGATAATCAGCTTTGTCAATATAAATAGACAACGTATCATCGTTCGACATTGTAGAAATCACTTTGAATAAATGGAGGGTATTCGCACATATAATCACTTTGTCTGGAAGACATACATACTTTTCAAATCTATCCGCATTCAAGAAGACATTCACCAAAATAGTTTGTGTTTTGTCAAAATTAATGATCTTCATTCCTTCCTTTGTAAAGGTAATCGTAGCATCGGTTAAAATGTCTTTTATAGCCGTTATCATATTACGAATTGGCTGAATCTGTACGGTTTTTATGGTTAATATATTATTGTCTTCGTTCATTTAGGTATAATTCCAAATATAAAAATTATATGCGTTTGTTTTTATATTTTAACAAGGATAAACTTATTTATTCTTTAAAGTGTATTTTTTACATCTTGCTTTCTTTTTACAAGTTGCTTTAGCTAATTTTAAAGGTTTGCTACTTGGCTTACATCCGTCATTCAAAATGCCAATATCAACCACACTTGAGTTGCCACCAGTTAGAGAACTAGCTAATCTTGCGATCCCCCATGAATCAGGGGTTTGATTTGGGCGTGACCCACTTGAATAATACGCACCTCTGCCCTTGTTTACTATTTTTTCCAACGCATCTTTTCTACATTTCGTCTTTTTTGCTAATTCGTTACTCGGTTTCATGCTATCAATATTATAAAGCTTTTTAGCTCTACTTACATGGGAAGATTTTTTAGTTTTGAACGTTTTTACTTTGGGTCGCTGAAAATATTTACCTTTTCTGTATTGCTTTCTTGATTTTAGTAAATTCTTTTTTTGTAAAGCTCTATCTCTATTATTTAACATATTTGGTAAATAGCGGTAAGGTATAGACATTCTTGTTAATATATATAGAGAAAAAGTCTATACTAATTATATATAAATGTCTACTCCAGTAGCTTTGAATAGTGAAAATTACAATGATCTAAATGAACAAATCATTGCTATAATCAAATCCGGTAAACGGGTGTTGATTAATGTATATACCGATGCTGAAGGAACCACACTAGCGAGTGATTCACATGGAGACATTAAAGATAGAGAGGTATTAAGTGCCAGTTATACTGAATCATATAAAGATGCTGAAGGCAATATGACCAACCCGTTTGTTGTTATCAAATTCAAAGACAGCAAAGACATGGTAAAAGCTGAATTTATTGATTATTTTACAAATGTAGATTATATTGACGATCACTGGTATACACTTTCTAGTGCTAGCGTCCCATTCAAGTCATTTGGTAGTGGTGCGGTTGCGGTCCCAAAGTAATTGACTAATGTAAAATAACTATCTATATTTATAGTTATTTTATTATTTATACAGTGGGGTTATTTATACAGTGGGATAACTTGATTGAAGCAACATTCCACATTGTCCGTCTCCATTATTATACTCTTCGCCGCGCCCCAATAGAATATATCCATTTTGACCCCAAGTAGTTCCCCATGAATTCTTTACCATGTAGTAATCTTTACCAGACAATGAGCCGTAGCCAACAGCAAGAACGCCGTGGTCCAGGCTTGTGCCACATGAACCAGTAAATACACCAGACTTATACAATTGAAAAGATTGTTGGTCGGCCTGGATAGCAATAGATACCGGCTGATTACTAAGAGCATTCATCATATCTTCATCTGAACTTGGTGGCACATCATAGAAAGAAGTCACTTGACTTCCATCGACAATGTCACAGCTGTCTTGACATGTACCTGACGACCTAGAGGTTCCTGAGACATAAGGATAATCTTCTTCGGTACATAAACCACCATTCTTTTTTATCCATGCGAAAGCATTATCCATAAGACCACCGTTACATCCCATGTCCTTTCCTCCATTTTGACGGTTATCGCAATCAACGAGTTGCTGTTCTGAAAAACTGTCTAGTTCACCGTTCTTTATGAAAAACGCACCCTCCAAGGCACCTGTAGTTGAAAAACTCCAACATGAACCACACTGACCCTGGTTTTTTACAGGGGTAACAGCACCATTGTCAATCCAATTAATAGATGACGGTGTTGTTAGCCCATCACTATGGCAACCCTTGATACATCTCACGGTGTCTACCAGACACTCTCCTTCTAGATCCTTTACACAGCCAAACATACATTTGGCCTTCTCTACTTTTTGATGTATATGTTCGGGATGGAAGGTCAGTTCATTCACAGGTTTCAGCTCTTGTGCCTTGAAACCCATATAGTTAGAAAATTCATCGCCATCCATGCCAGAAAACTGATTATGACCGAGCTCATAAGTCAAATTTTGCGAGTTTGTTATCTCAATGAAATCATCATTGACTTTCCATTTTCTTAAAACCGAATTTCTGTGACTATCGTCCAAGAAATGAATACGATGAGTTGTAGCCCATTCTTCAAAACGATCAATCAGTGATGCACTTCCCAAAAAAAATAAATTGACGAATACTACCAGAATACGCATTGTCTAATTATTATATAATATAAATTCATTTTTATATTGTTTCTAAATGATTAAAATCCTGTTTACAAATGTCTACACGCTTCATAGAAATAGAAATGACTACAAGTACAATGCGTCGGATGGACTTTTAAAGAATGTCTTACATCATAAGGTATCACTTTATGATTACATGTTGGGTATATCTTGCTAGAATGTTCTTTTTTTTCTACAAAGGTGTTTTTTAACGAATTTACTATTCTAGATAATTCAGCAAGAATTGTTGCTTTCGATTGCTCCATTATTAAATAATTTAATTGTTTATGGCTAATAGTAATTAAATTATTTTGTCAATTTTATAAAAAACGCAATTTGCCTTCTTGAAATTTTCCAATGGGTTCAGGCATTTGTCTTTTCTTATTCTGGTAGTCTTTAAAATCCGAAAAATCGTATACATCGTTATCAATTTTAACAAACTGGCGACCGTCTTTCAATTTGAATTCAACCGCGTCTATTTCTTTCTCTACCATGTCTTTTGTTTCACGATGTTGTTTGTCGGTTTCAAATGACGGGTAACTGTTGAATGAATTTGATTCTACCTTTCCTACACCATAACATACTATCGGGTGATCTTTTGATGTATTCGCATATACATTACAATCAACCGCAGTCTCTTTTACTGCTTGTAATATCTGATTATTAATTTTTTGTTTTTGACTAGCTATTTCATAGAGATTCTCGTCAGTAGTGACTGGTGTTTTTTTATCAAACTTACTAATGTCTCGAATGCGCAATTCAATATTTTTTTCATCTGTTTTCTGTTGTTCGCTTAATGTTGTTACATATAAAAATACTTTTACAGTTCTTAAGTCTTCAGGTAGATCTTGATGACTACATATACGTCTAGCACGTCCAACCACCTGGTCGGGTCTCACCATATGCCAATAAGGCTCCACAATATGGACGTATCTGGTATTTTTAAGATTGATTCCTTCAGCACCAGAAGATGTAATCATAAACACCTTGATTACTTCACCAAAAAGGTTATTTTCATAATTTTCTCTTAATTTATTTGCCAAATTCAGTGGCACAAATTCCCATGAACCATTATAAATATTTCGAACAATCTCTTTTTCTTCGGCTGTTTCTGTCCCTGTGTAAAGAACAAATCTAGGTTTGCCTTTGTCCTCCTCTTTTTCAACTATTTGCCATTCATTATTTTCTTTTTGAATTTTAAATTCAGCAAATCCATTTGCCAATAATACAAGCTTCAAAATGCCAATACCTTCCAATGTTCTGAAATTACTATATAACAAATGTAATCCTTTGTTTTCAGCGTCAACAATATTTAATAGTATTTTATAAAATTTCGGGCTGAGCATTTCCAACATAGCACCTGTTAAATATTTCTTTTTCATAGTTGCTTCGTCATCTTGATTAATCAAATCTAACGCCTTTTGTATTCTCTCCGCATAATTTTCTTTGGGTTTACTTCTATCAACTATATCTTCTACATTCGCGTAAATGTCCGCCTCTTGAATGATATTATCGGGTATTATATCTAAATCCATTTCACCAACTGCCTTTTCGTCGGCATCTGGAACAGGACGTTTAATTTCATCTGGAAATGTGAAATTACATGCAGACCGAGAAAAAATTCGGTATGTGCTTGAAACATTGAATAATTCTTCTCCTTTTCCACCAGCTTTACGCTGTTTTTTACGCATATTTTTTTCTCGTTCCGCTTCATCTTTACGAATTGCTTCATAAATACTGAATTGATGACCTGACATTTCACTTTTTACAACATGATATATATCTCCTCCTTCTGTAATGTCATAACGTGGCAATAAGTCTTCCTGTGCGCTTCTAAAATAAGAGGTTAAACCCAAAATTCGACGTTGAAATAAATTCATATTTTTCGCATTTTCACTGTCTTCATCTACAAATGTGCTTATAAACTCGTCAGATTTATCCATAAGCGACTTATTATTAGACACTGTTATGCCCGTTTTGGTTATTTCTAAACCATGTTTTGATAATACCTTTATTACTTTGCTAATAAAATCATCGTCATTTACATTTCCAGCATCGTTTAACGAAACACCATTATACCTATCAAATACCTCGTCTACAGTCCCTCCTTTTAATTTTCTTGTCTTGCCATCTACGCGTGTAGGTTTTTGTTTTTGAGTTCCTTTTAATTGTCCTCTTTTTTTTGAATTAATAAACCCATATGGATTTCTTGTAATGGTAAGTACATTGCCGCTATAATTGACATAATCAAATGTTCTCATGCCAGCCTGGTCTAATATCTTCAAAATGTAACTAGTATCTACCTTTACATTTGTGGTAACATTCACGTTTATAGTCCAAGTTTTTATGTATCCCCTCAATATGTTGAATAATATTCCTATTTCATTCGGATAATTAATAATGGGAGTACCAGTTAGAAATACTATACGAGCATCTTTCGCACTCATTAAATAGTCATACATTTTATAAGAAATCGAGTTGGGTGATTTTATTTTGTTTACAATGCGACTTACAAAGTTATGTGCCTCGTCTACAATTACTACTGAGTTATCAAAAGGATTTATTGTAGAGTTTTCAGTAATTTTATTCATTACGTTGTTATTCAAACCATTATAATTGATATCGATATACTTTGAACGTATCATTTGATTCAGTTGTTCGTCTATTTGTCTTTGTTCCTCTGCTGAACGCAAAGCATAATTCGCCTCCTTTTTTACATCTAATAACCACGCTCCTCCACTACTACGAACATATTCAACAGGCAATGCAAGAGCACGACTTAAAATACCTAGATACTCGGGTTTTCCTTCTATAGATATAAACTCCCAGTATTGGTTCTTTTTATAAAGGTCGTCACCACATTTTTTCAATTCACTAAAAAAATTCATCTTCAAAGACGCTGGAGTCATAACTACCACTTTCTTTGTCGTTTTCATTCCCTCCGCAATAGCAATAGAAGTACATGTTTTTCCAGATCCAAGTCCGTGGTATAATAGTAAACCTCTATATGGGGTGTATAAATTTAAATAATCGCGCACTATTTTCTGATGAGTTAGTAAATCAAAATCCAGTTCGTCCGTTGACCTATCACAACTCACCGATGTTGTCATATCTTTTATCTCATCTTGTCTTGGCTTGAAAAGGTCCTTTACTTTATTAATAAACAATTTTCTATTATTTAAATAGTAAGGAGGTGCTAATACTAGGTTCTTTTCACGCTCTTTTGGTAACCGTTCTTCAACCTTTTGACTTCTAATAACTGCGGTTGTTAAATCAACCTTATCCAGAAGTTCTTTGTCAATAGGCTCTCCTTTTTTTGCCTTTGGCTTACGTCCGCGTTTTTTGGGTTCTTCTATAACCTCTGGTTCAGGTTCGTCTATAACCTCTGGTTCAGGTTCGTCTATAACCTCTGGTTCGGGTTCTTCTATAACCTCTGGTTCAGGTTCTTCTATAACCTCTGGTTCGGGTTCTTCTATAACCTCTGGTTCAGGTTCTTCTATAACCTCTG